TTTAGCTGAAGTATCAAATTATGGATTTGATTGCGATTTTTCTAGTTTTGATGGTAACCTTAGGGCCGATTTCATGGACGCAGCAATAGAGATCTTTACAGATGTAATATGTGAACGTTTCACGGTTGGTACAGAAGATTTTCCGGATGTGGCAAGTGTAAGAACTAGTTTAAGAGTGATCTTAGATGAATGTGTTCGAACAATTCAACAATCAGACAATCTAGTATGGCAATCGTTACATGGTAATCCTTCAGGAAACCCATTAACAACAGAATTTAATTGTACCGTAAACTTTTTATATCACTGGTATTGTTTCAGGAGAATAACAGGGAAACCTGGATTGAGAACATTTCATGAAGAAATGAGATTAGTTGCCTTTGGAGATGATGCTATATATACAGTTCAGGACGTTAAAAATATAACATTTGAGAAAATAGCTTTTTATATGAATGAATTAGGACAAGAATACACTAATGCAGCCAAAACAGGACAAGAGAGTGCTTTAACCTCTCTAAATGAATTAAGCTTCTTAAAAAGAAACTTTTCGTTATGCGAAGAGATGAATTCGGTTGTTTTAGCACCGATCGAAACAGATTCGATCGAGGGACAATTTAATTATTGTTCTTACAACCAGGATGCTTTTGATATTTTAGAGGATAGTTACGATAATGCACTTGTGGAGGCTTGTATGGTAGGAAAAGATTATTTTACGGAGTTTGAATCTAAGATGTACCCTAAATATTTGGAATTGCATAAGAGATACAACCCCACCAGACCTTACGTACGACATACTTTTAGAGATACAAGAATTAAGCTTTTAGGTAAGCTTACCAAATAAAACCTAAAAACACCCCCCCCTTTATTTTTCATAGCTAATTCTCACTGATAATAAAGCGATTAATTACCGTTAGTAATTATTAATATAGGAGTAACATTCCTATATTTCTTAAAATATGTTCAAGACACAACACAGAAAATAGTCAGCGGTGACGTCGGAAGCGTCAAAACGGAAACGAATCCAGCAAAAGAAAACCCATCGACCATCACAACGAAAAAGGAAGTAATTAAAACAACACCCACAAAAATTATTAAAGAAGAGTTACCAGTTTCAAATAAATTCTCAACATCAGAAGATAATAGATTAGGTATTTTAACAGAAGCGGAAAATTCTAAATTATTTGGAAGATCAACAGTAAAAGTAAATTCACCTGATGGAATGGTGGAAGCTATTAAAATGTTTGATCAACCAATACATCAATCTTTAGTAGATATGCTTGATGGCTATGATGAACCACCGGGTGTCACGTGTTATAATCATACATCCACAACAATGAGTGCATTACATACCACAGATTGGAGACCCAAGGTTCCTTATAGACAAGAATATCATATGAAGATGTTTAAGTATAGTAGAGCAGATATGTTAGTCAAAATTTCAATAAAAGCTATTTTAACTCACTCAACTAGATATCTTATAGGTTAGGC